GGTCTTAGAAATAATTATGCCTAAAAAGAAAGCTTCTGTTGTAAAATCTATTGATGTTACGATAGAATGAAGAAATTATTTAGTGTAGCCTTTGTAGTCTCAATATTACATTTGTTTGAGGACTTCTCTTTAGTATTAATTGGTAGATATACCGAAGTACATATAGGTATTGTCCTCATTGCAGTAGTTCTTTTTGGATTATTGATAGGTGCATTAGCGAGATTACGAGTAGTAAAGAAGTTTTTAGGAGAATAGCATGGAAATTAATAACGACCTTATACAACAATGGGAGCCTAAGATTCAAAAGATGCTACAAGGTACAAGTATCATTGGAATGGATCGAGATGACATCGCCCAAGAATTAAGGATCGCTATTATGAGAGCCGCCAATGGATTTGACGAGGATAAGGGAGTAGTATTTCATACGTATTTACATACAGCAATGGTAAATACTATTCGTACACTAATAACTAAAGCACAAAAGATGTTGAACCTTTCAAGTTTAGAACAGGAATTAAGTTTTAGAGATTCAGAAAATGATAATATTGGGGACGCTCTATTAATAGATGAGTCCGATACAATGATGAGCGATATAGAATTAGAAGGATTGTTTATAGCTAACAAGTTAAGTTATTCCGAACAGTCTTTCGTTAGGTTAAGATTAGAAGGAATGACAATGGAAGAGATTACTGATGATTTAGAGATGTCTGCGTATAGAGTACGAGAATCTTTAAGAGTAAAGTTTAGAGGATTAAAAGATGAGACGGCGTAAGTTAGGTCGAAAACCCGGATTATTTCGCTTGACAAAACCCACAACGTCATGTAGAATCATCAGCGTAGAAAAGGAAGACGTAGTTATTTTGGGGGAGTTCGCTTCAATCGAAGAAGCAAAAACATATCTTATAAATTTAAAAGGTATAGTGGGGCGAACTCTCCACATTATTACTACTATAGACAATAGAGCAGTTCATACTGAGAGGAGGTGATGATAATGGAAAGTTATGATTACATAGAGTCTGGATTAATATTCGGACTAAACGATATTAAAACATTACAACAATTTAAATACCAAGCAGAGGATTTTAAAACACATGGAGATGCGTATAGATTCTTAGTTCAATACTTTGATAAATATGCTGAGTTCCCAAAACCTGAAACGTTAGTAGACAATTATCCTGCGTTAGATGCTTCTGCTCAAATGTTACATTTCGATTATGCGATAGACACATTTAAAAAACAAATTTTATTTAGGCGGATTGTAAACACTTTTAACATAAATAAAGAGTTAATTCAAGAAGAACCTAAACGAGCGTTAAGTAGAATTATGGATAATTTATCAGATATTGAAGTTTTGTATGATGAGGACATTACTCATTATAATAGAAATGCTTCAAATCGTTTTGATGCTATGAAAGATAGGCAGAAACAACGACAAATGGGGGACGGTCTTATGGGTATACCTACTCCATTATCTATGATAAATCAGACAGGAGTAGGATGGATGCCGGGAGAATTAATCTCTCTGTATGCTAGACCTACTGTAGGAAAGACTTGGATGTGTATACAAGCAGCTGCAACAGCAGTATTAAAAGGATATAGAACCTTGTTAATATCTACAGAAATGCCGATAGATGCTATTAGCTTACGTATGGATGTAGTTATGGCATCTATGATGGGATATGAGTTATCACATAAAGCGTTACGAAATGGCGATTCATGTAATGAAGATGACTACCAAAGATTTCTCGATGACATAAATGAACAACAGTTGTTAATTTGTGACCATATTGAAGGTTCAGGTAGTTTTACAGTTGATGCGATTGCGGGATTAGTGAGAAAACATTCTCCTGATTTTGTAGTTGTAGACGGTGTTTACTTAGTAAGTACAGGTATGAAGAAAGCTATGTGGGAACAATCCCACGCTGTTTTCTATGGGATGAAAAATCTTTGTTTATCGACAAATACTCCCATATTTGTATCTACTCAAGCAACACGAGAAGCCGCAGCAAATATGTATGTACCACCTAGACCTGATCAAGTAGCATTTGGGGATGCATTAATAAGAGCGTCAGATGTAGTAATGGCAATGTCTCTTGTTGAAGAACAGGATGATAGACGAATTATACAGTATCAAAAGTATAGAGATGGTCAATTACCTGTTGACGCATCTATGATGATGTGGGATGTCGATAAAGGACATATAGAAGAAACAGAGTTTGTAACAGGAGATTTATTTTAAAGGAGGAAAGTATGAGTATTATGGAATGGATTACAGGAAACAACATAAATAGAGAAAATAACATTGTTGTTAAAACCGCTAAAAGTAAAGGCCCAACCGCAGAGACAGTACCACTTACTGTGGGAAATATCAAGAACGGTAAGGTCACGGACTCTAACGGTTATACTAGCGAAGTTGTTCTCTTTCTACGCAAAGGAAAGAAATAATGGATTGGGCAGGAGTTTTATTAGACATAGGAATAGACATCCCACTACAAAAATCTCAAATAATAACTCTATGCCCTTTTCATGATGATTCACGAGATTCGTGTTCTATTAATGTTGATAAGGGAGTATGGATTTGTTTCCGAGGATGTGGACAAGGATCATTACGAGGGTTCGTAAAAAGGATTCTTAATATATCATGGAAAGAAGTAGATGCTTATCTAGGAAATAAAGAAGTAGAATTAAATTTAGATATATTCGATGAGATGATGGGAGATGTAGATGATGATTATATGCCCGAAATCGAATTAGAATATAATAAGAATAGAGTTCCTAATTGGATTTTTGAACGAGGGTTTTCACCCGAAACACTAATTAGTTGGGAGTGTGGAATAGACTCATGGAGTAATTTAGTAATCCCTATTCGGGATGAAAAATCTAGGTTAGTTGGTAGTGTGTCTAGACGAATGAATGTGGAACCTAAATATCTATATTCAAAAGGATTAAAAAAATCAAGATTATTATTTGGAGGATATAAAATTGAGAAGTGTCCGTTTGTATGCATTACAGAAGGTACATTGGATGCTATGTGGTTAGAACAAAATGGTTACCCTGCGGTAGCAATATTAGGGGCGCATCTTTCTAAAGCCCAACAAGAGTTGTTAATTCAACTACCAACCGATGAATTGGTATTATGCTTGGACAATGATGAAGCAGGACAAATAGGATTAAATGCGGCTATGGCTTGCATTTCTGAACGATCTGTGGTATCATATGTTCAATTACCAAATGGGTTTAAAGATGTGCAAGAAATTAGAAACATAAATATTTTAGACGAAACAATAAACAAAAGAACATTTTTTATATAAGGAGGTCAGAAATGGCAGGAATAAGTAGAATAGTTAGTCAACGAGAAGCTTTTAGAAATCCAAACAAAGATCAGGTCGCTCATAAGGAAATCTGGTTTAAGGATGGTGATCAAGCCTTTATTACACCTGTAGCAACAGGAAACGAGGATGATGATAGATTAGATGATATCTATCTATATACATTCCGTGAAGATAATAGATGGATAAATTTATTGAAAGACGATAGTGTAGACACAAGTAGTGTGCCTGATAATGTACGTCCATCACATAAATTTGCTTTTTGGGGATTTGTACATGAAATAATTCATGCTGATAGAAGGCAGGAAGCATGGACAGAGATAGAAGGCCCCGGTGGAAGAAAGATGTATAGACAAGAAGTAAACGATTTTAAAGTAGTTGCCCTATCTTTCGGACGAAGTGATTATATTTGGAACCAGTTAGTTGATGTATATAACGATTGGGGTACTTTAGATAAGGGTGTTATTAGAGTAAAGCGAACTGGTGTAGGGATGTATGATACTTCTTATCAGATTGCGGCTACAGCACGAGATGAAGAGTTACCTACAGATAAATTACAAGAGGTTGCAGAGTTACAGACTATTCAGAGTTACTATAAAGAACGATATAGCGGTAATCCTGAACTAAGTTTAAATGGTACATCGTCTTTATATGGCGATGACGGTAAAAAGGAGGATTCATTATTTTAATATCGGGGGGCTTTGCCCCCCTTCGGAGGCAATATGATAATAGTAGATAAAGAATCATATGATAGAGAGTTAAATCATCTCTTATCTACTGATACATGGGTTGTAGATGTCGAAACAAACGGACTTAATTCATTTGGTATGAATCAAATATGTGGAGTTGGAGTAGCAACAGAAGATTCCGCATATTATTTTCCCTTTAGACATCAACAAGGAACAAATCTACAACCCAATATATTAGTAGATTTAATGAAACATATGAACGAAAGAAAAAATTTAATAGGATATAATATCAAGTTTGATTTACACTTCTTATCTCAAGACGGTTTAGATATTACAGATATGAATTTGATTGATGTATTAGTAATGGTACGTCTAACAGAACATTCAACTGTAAAAGATTTAGATTTAACATCAACTTTAAAACGTAGTTATGGAGAGGAAGCTGCTCAATATGATATAGAAACTAAAAAGTATCTTCGCAGTAATAAGTGGCATAAAGATTTTTCATTAGCCCCTGCGGATGTATTAGGAGAATATTGTATAAAGGATGTAGAGTGGACAAGACAATTATTTAATGATCGTCTTAAAAAAATAGAGCAGTCTAATCAAGTACCTATTTTCGATATGGAATGTGAATTAACTAAGATATTATTCCAAATGGAACAAAGAGGTATTCCTATAGATAGTAAATATGCTGCGGCTACAATTGAAAAGATAGATGTTCGTAAAGAAAGTGTAGCAACCAATGTTTTTACAACAGTTGGTAAAGAATTTAATTTAAGTAGTACGCAACAATTAGGTGAAATATTTAATGAGAACGGTATTTTTTCAACAGTAAATACTCCTAAAGGAAAGCAGTCATGGGGTGAAGAAGCATTAATTAGAATCAATAATCCTTTGGCAGGGCTTGTTCGACAATACAGATCATTAACAAAATTACAATCAACATATTTAGAACCTTATTTAGAAACGGATGTAATGCATACGTCATTTTGTAATTGGGGTACATTAACAGGAAGGCTCTCATCACGAGAACCCAACCTACAGAATATACCACGTAATCATTTTAAGTTGCGTGATGTTGAATTAACTGCCGATGAGCGTGAAGATACTATGAAACGTATTCATGCTATACTAGGTTCTAAAGGAACCGTACTAGATACTGAGTTATCAGACAACGTAATTGATACTTGGGGCTTTGTAGGTGACGAGTCATTTGACGAAAACGATACAGATCAGATTGCAATGAGGAGATTATTTATTTCACGAGAAAACTATTCGTTGCTTGGGTTTGATTATTCACAAATGGAAGTTAGAGTGTTTTTAAGTTATTTACAGAATGAAGAGATCGATGAGTTATTGAAAAAGTCAGACGTAGATTTTCATGGGGAAGCCGCAAAAATGGCATTCGATGTGGAAGAAGACAGTTCTGAATTTAAGTTCTATAGACAAATGGCAAAAGCTATAACCTTTGGAACTATATATGGTATTGGTAATAAGAAGTTAGCAGCACAACTAGGAACCTCACCTCGTGAGGCAGGACAATATAAAAAGAAATACTTCGCAGGCTTAAAAGGTTCAAAAGAGTTTTTTGATAAAGTTGTTCAAACTGTAGAATCACGAGGGTGGATTAAAAACAGATTTGGTAGACAATATAGATTACCGAAAGATTTAGGTTATAAGGGAGTAAATTATTTAGTTCAAGGAACTAGTGCTGACATTATGAATGAACGAATGATAGCTGTAGGTAAATACTTAGCAGATAAGAAAAGTAATCTATTATTACAGGTACATGATGAGATCATTTGTGAAATTCATCACGATGAATTAGGAACAGTACCCGAAGATATAAAAGCGATGTTACAAGTAAATAGTTTAGATATTCCACTTTATGTAGATATGGAGATTTGTAACCCTTCTTGGGCAACTAAGAAAGATTTTGTTTATACAAAACCTCAAGGGGTAGAAGATTACATAGATTGGGATTTTTAAGAAGGAGAAAACAGATGAATAATAAAACGTTTGAAGAAGAGTGTAGAGCAATCGCTATAGAGGTGTCTGAGACGCTCATAGAGAAGCATAAAGAGTATGGAGTAGATAATATACTAATTTTCAAAGAACAGGGCTTAGTCGTCCGTGTATGGGATAAAGTAAGTAGACTAAAAAATATTGTGTGGAAAGGACAATCTCCAACAATATTAGAAGACACATGGAAAGATATGGCAGGATATGCTATGATTGGAATGATGTTACAAAGAGGTACTTTTACTAATCCACTAGAAGGACAAGTCAAGGAGGAACAAAGATAATGGCAAAAGTAAGTATGCATTTAGGATTCACTTTTAGGGTAGGTGATCTATCAACGAATCAATATGGTCGAATAGACATGAATGTCGATCAAATTGATACAGAATTACCCTTAGATCAACAGTTAGAAGATTCAAAACGAACTGCTGATAACGTATGGAAATATCTGCGGGAGTCAGTAGATACTAAAATTGATGAAATGTTAAACGAATCAGGGGGTTAATATGACAGTAAAGAACGAATTAAGTAGAGCAGCGGTATTAGAAGATGTATTAGCAGAACGCCAACGACAAGATACTATGTATGGTGATCAAACACATCATTCTGATCCGTGGTGGAACATTATTGCCACCGAAGAGAATGGAGAAGTAGCACGAGCAATTTGGGAGAAGGACGATAAAAATATGTATGAAGAAATTGTTCAGGCTTGTGCCGTATATTTCGCATGGGCAGAGGCTATTCACAGGAGGAATAAGAATGAAACTAACAGCTGAAGAGGTAATTAGCGATTTACTCAAAGATAAAAATATGAATTTAATGAGAGGTGATAGTGATGAATTTTCTTTTGGAAGAATTCCTTTCAATATTCCTGCTCTTGATAATCTTACTGGTGGTGGTATCCCGAAGAAAAGGATGACGTTATTGTACGGCCCAACCAATGTCGGTAAATCGTATCTTGCATCTCAGGTCGTAGCTAACGCTCAGAAACAAGGAGGAACAGCCGCATGGATAGACACGGAATTATCGTGGGATTCAAAGTGGGTAACCAAATGTGGAATTGATGCCACAAATGTTTTAGTAGCACAACCTACTAATGGTGAAGAAGCTATGGACACAACTAGGGAATTAATGAGGGCGGGAGTAGATGTAATAGTTTTAGACAGTATTGCGGGACTTGTTCCTACAGCAGTA